CTCTTGTTCAAGATTTGCTCCAAGTATTCGTCCACTCACGGAGACGTTCACCCTCCCCGATTGGGAGACTCGAAGAATGACCTCCTATTCAAAATTTGCCAGATTCTAGCGGGGGTTTGACATGAGATACTCAGACCCATCTCCAAAACTCGGGGATTCAGACAACAACCTTCTACAGAAGATTTGTCAGATACTCAATGCAGGCGGTGGCGGTGGCGGTGGCGGTGGTGGCGGTGGTGGCGGTGGCGGCGGCGGCGTCACCTCCTTTAACGCCCGGGTGGGGTCGATAACCCTCACTTCAGGCGATGTGACGGTCGCACTCGGATTTTCTCCCGCTCCCAACACCCCCTCGTATTTAGTGCTTGGAGCGGACGCCACCTTGGCAAACGAACGAGTCCTGACCGGCACCGCGAATCAAGTTATCTTGACGGACAACGGGGCCAACAGCACGCTCGTCCTGTCACTTCCGCAGAGCATCGCCGTAGCGAGCACCCCCACCTTTGGGGGATTGACCTTGACGGGCCCCCTCGTTGGTGGCAGCGTAGCCCCAGATAGTGCCTCTTACGTCACGCTTGCGCTCAACGCCACGTTGACAAATGAACGGGTTCTGACGGGGACCGCGAATCAGGTAATTCTAACGGACAACGGCGCGGGAAGCACAATCGTTCTTTCCCTCCCCCAGAGCATTGCGGCGGCCAGCACTCCCACCTTCGCCGGCCTCACCCTTACGGGCGCGTTGTTGTTCACCGCCGACAATACAATCGACCTCGGAGCAGCAGGAGCAAACCGCCCCCGCACAGGATTTTTTGGGACCTCGGTTGTGACCCCGCTGTTGACTATCAGCTCAACGGCAAAACTGACGGCACCCTCGGACGGCGTCCTGCTTCTGACGGACAATGCCGCAACCTCTTTTGCGCGGTTGCAGCTTGGTGGAACTACAGCTAGCTTTCCGGCCATCAAACGAAACGCCGCCGCCCTAAACTTTCGGCTTGCGGACGATTCAGCGGATGCAGCCATCACGGCGGCGGCGACAACTCTCAGTGGACAATTGACGGTTACCCGCGGGTCACCTACCGCGGCCCCGTCCTATGCACTGAGCATTGCAGAAACCTGGAATAATGGAGCGAGTGTGTTTGTCGCACTTGAAATTGACGTTCTTAACACAGCTTCGAATGTCAATTCCAGATTACTTGAACTGAGACAGGGCGGGACCACAAAATTTTCTGTCACCCCCGCGGGAGAAATCAACGTCTACTCCGCCGGGACCATATCGGTCCCTTCCATCGCTTTCCAGGGAGTTGCGTCCAATACAGGACTCTATAACGCTACGGCCAATGAGGTTTCTGTTACCATTGGCGGAGTTTTGACACACCGGTTCGGCAACACTGATTTCATTTGTTCTGTTTCGACCTCAAGCATCTCTATTCAGGGGGATACCCGATTATTTCGTGATATAGCGGGCGCATGGGCGCTGAGAAGCGGAGCCACCGCCCACAGCCTGAGAGTTTACAACACTTTCACCTCGGCGACAAATTTTGAACGCCTGGACGTTCAATGGGCAACCAATGTTTGCCAAATTTGGACTGAAAAAGGTAGCGGCGGCGGAACGGCGAGAGTCCTCGTTCTTGGCGCGGATGCAACTGAACTTCTTCGCTTTGACACCGGCTCCAAACTCTCCTTCTTTGCTGCAACCACGGTAGTCAAACAGACCAGTGGAGCAAATCTAACGAACAACGTGACAGCCGGCGGAACAACCGACCAAATCGACGACTTTACGAGTTTGACGGTCTATGCCACGGATGCCGCGGCGATTCGAAACGACATCTATCAACTGGCCAAAAAACTCAAGCAAATCAACGACGGACTTCGGTCCTACGGACTATTTACATGAACATCATCGACGACAAAATCTCTTTCGACCCCGCCGACTTCAGCAGGCTCTCCGACTTTGCTAAGCGCGCGCTCATCGGGTTTTTTGGAGACCGGGTCCTTTTTAATGAAGTCCTGGCGGACATTTTAAACGGAGAGATTGAAAATGCAAAGTCCGCCTCCGCCGCAACTACCGCCGTCCAGGTAAAACTGGAAGACCTTTCGGACCTATTGGCCAAGGCGGACCCAGCGGAGTTTGCTCAAGCGGCCGCCCAAATTGACCAGATTAGAGTGTCCCTCGGAGGAACCTCCGCTTCCCCCGAAGGAGTTGCCCCCGACTCTGGGGAGACATCAGTGGTGAGTCGCTTCCTCTCCTTTTTCAAGGGTTGACATCTCCCCCCTAACCCTCATTTGTTAAGCCTATGAATACCATCAACCTAGACTTTCCGGTCAATGATTTGGCTGGAACCCCCGTGCCCAACTCTCACCTCGGAAAACTTTTGGCCAACCTTTTAGCGAACTCCCAAAAGGGACCTGCGGTTAAGTTCATGGACTGGGCACTTTCCCTCTACAAGACCGGAAGCACCCCGTCCCTGGATGACACAGACCTCGGGGTGTTGGTTCAGTTCGTGGAATCACATGAACAAATTGTTGCCCTCGCCAAGGCCCCCCTACTCCGAGCCCTAAAGGGGCTCCCCAAAGAATGAGCGACACGACCCCACGCCTTTCCGACAGCGACAATACCCTGCTTCAGAAAATCTGTGCTCTGCTCTCCTCGGGCGGCTCTTCTGGGATTTCTCAAGTCTTCGCGGACTCCCGATACGTTCTCAAGTCCGGAGACACGATGGCGGGTTTGCTGACCGCACCGAATTTTGTATCCACGGGGTCGGTTGGATTTGGTAGTCCAGTCATTGCGACCGTGCAAGCCACCATTCAGGATGCGTTGACGACGACCTTTGTATTTATCAACAACGTCAACAACCCCGGTGGGGTGGCTGGAACGGGCGGAAATGCAACGCTCATTCTTCGAAGCACCACTCTTGGGTCTTATGGATGGCGGGTTCAGGCCAACGGAGCAACCGATGAATTGTCCATTCAAGATGAGGGAGCTATAACGGTGGCGCTGTTTACGGCAGCACATAATTTTGTTGTCAATTCAGTTTCTTCTGTTCAACCTGCCTCGTTGGCGAAAGGATTGGTGCTCGCAGATGGAACTGCCGCCACCGCGGACCCGACTACCGCTTCGGCAATCTGGTCAATTGGTGGTGCACTGCAATATCGGACTAGCGGTGCCGGAGAGGGCTCTGGTCAAACCAATCGGCTGCATAACTTTGGGCTCTCGGTCTATGCCACGGGAACGGTCTACACCCTGACGGCCGTTTCGGCCGCGGTGGACTTTGGAACCACGGACCCGATTGTCACGGTCACTGCCGCCGGCACCTACGCCATTCGGGGCCGGGTCAAGGTGGCACTTAACGGAGCGACCTTTGCGGCCAACCGAACGCTGACGGTCAAGCTGCGTCGAACGAACAACACCGCTGCGGACGTGGCGAATTCGACCACAACCTGGATTGTTCCAGTTGTGACCACTATCACGAACACTCTTGCCGTCATTGAACTTCCAGAAGTTCTCTATGTTACGGCACTCACAACTGACACCATTCAACTTTTTTCGGACATCAGTGTTCTCCCGTCCGCGGGCACAATCAGCATTGACGAAGCCTCCATTGTGGCGGTTCGACTCTCATAACATGTCCGACCGATTCAAAGTCTATTTTGCAGCCACACTGGGGGCCGTCGCACCCGGAGCAAACCTTTTTCTCGACGGAGTGACCCCGCTGTTGAAATGCCTGTTGCTTGTAGGACAAATTGCAGTTGCAATAATCACCGCCCTTTACATCTATTCGAAATGGGAAAAAATCCGAAAATGAAAACCCTATCACTCCTTCCGGTCCTCGCTTTCTTACTCGTTGGCTGTGGCTCCATGCCTCTCCGTCCGGGTCGTGCCTCTGTCGTCACAGACACGGGCAAGGTTCTTGAGGTTCGGCAATCTCAAAATCCCCTGAATGAAACGGTGCAGGATTACAAGCGAGTCACCGACCCCGAGACCAAGGTGACCACGGAGGAAGTCCACACCAAGATTGGCGCAGCTCAGAAGGACACCGCTCGCGAGATTGGCGCAAAGCTCGGGGCTCTCAAAGGTGTTGTTTGGGTCGGCATCCTCGTGTTCCTTTTTGGTGCCGCCTCCTTTGTCTACCCTCCCCTCAAACTAATTGTCGGAGGCAGCATTACGACCAGCGCAGTCATAACTGGCGCGGGGCTTGCAATGATTGTCCTCCCCACTCTCCTTGTGGGTCACGAACTTTTGATTCTGTGCGTTGCCGCAGGAGCCGCAGCTTTTTGGTGGTTCGCCCACCGTCACGGCGGAGTCCAGGCGGAACTAAAGACGATAAAAGAGCACGTCCTAGGGAAGTAAATGAGCTGTTCAACCTGCAACAACACCTCCTGCAATGGCACAAATTGCATGGGGACGGAATGCACAGACGCCTCGAAATGCGTTAGCCAGTGCACGCCCTGCAATACAACCTGCAACCAGAACAGCGCGGCTTGTGAGACTCTTCCGAGTGCCCTGGAGAACTTCATCAAGTCCTTCTACGGTTCCGTTCAGCGGACTGAAGTTGATGGCAAGGTCACCTGGATTCTTCCTTGCGACCTAGACATTGGCATTCCGGGAAACCCCAAGGGAACCGACGAAGGCTTGGCTTGCTATTTCAAGCGGCTTTTTGAGGACGGGTTAGTCGGGCTGATTGGTCCGAAGGGAGACAAGGGCGACACGGGAGCTATCGGTCACAATGCCTACACGGTCACAACTTCGGCATTCAGTCCGCCTCCAAATCCGGGAGGTTCCGTCCAGTTCACCATCATCCCAAGCCCAGTGGTGTCCAAGGGACAAACGATTTTTATTCCGGGTTCGGGTTGGTATATCATCACGGAGATTTTTCAGTCCTCAACAGTCTTCGCGCAATTGGTCGAGTCCATTCCTTTTCCGGTTGCTGTGGTTTTTCCGGGGACACTGGTTCTACCGGTGGGTCCTCGGGGGTTGAGCATCAAAGGCGACAAGGGAGATAAGGGAGACAAGGGAGATACCGGAAATACGGGAGCCACTGGGGCCACTGGTTCCGTGGGCGCAACCGGTGCGACAGGCGCAACGGGAACTGCGGCCACCAACACAAACTCGCTAATCACCGGCGGCCCGACTGATTACTCCATGACGGCGGCCTACGCGAAGGTCGATTTTGGAGCGACTGACTTGGAGGCCACTCTGGCGACTCCCGGAACATATCTCTTTTTCATCTCGCTGACGATTGTCCAGAATTCCGGAGCACAACGAAGCTGGGCCTTCAAACTTTTCGATTCCACTACAGCCGCAGACGTTCCGAACACTGAAATCAGCGTTCGATTTGATGAACACGCCTTTCCGGACAATGTTGCAATGCATGCGTATGTCGTGACTTCACTTCCAAATGAAGTGATTCAACTTTATGCAGTGTCTTCCTCGGCCGCCGCAACCCAGACCGTTTTTGCAACTGGTTCATCCATGATTTATGTCCGACTCGCGTAAATGTAGCGGACCAATCATCCGAGACCCGAAGCACGAGTTTACCAGCCCGTGTTGTCTGCCGAAGTCGGCTGGAATCAAAATCCTTGAGAGGATTCCTCGGACACTTCCCCCTAGGAAGATTAACACGTCTGGTGAAGAAGTCCTTCAGGATGAAGCGGGGTTTGCGATTTTAGACGAATCGACGGGAAGTTTTATCCATGACGACTTGAAGTAATATGTCAAAAGTTTCTGATTACGTCCAAGCAACAGAGTCGGTCACACCCGACGGCGGTTGGCTTTTCATTGCAGAGCTGCAAAATGATGGCTCATACATCACGAAGAAAATTGCGCCCCATAACGTGGGCGCGGTAGGTCCCACGGGTCCGCAAGGTTTGCCGGGTGAGACGGGCCCCGCGGGGCCGGGTGGTGCGGGTTCTGTAGGTCCTGCGGGTCCGGCCGGAACCAACGGAACGAACGGAACGAATGGAACCAACGGAACGAATGGAACCAATGGAACCAACGCGGACGTTACACGCCTTAGCACTACCTCGGTTGCAGTTGGTGTCGGCTCGAAATCTTTCACCTATACAGTCGTATCTACCAACATCGGGTGGTCCATCGGGACTCGCCTTCGTGCGGCCAGTGCGGGAACCCCCGCGAATTACATCGAGGGATTGATAACGGCAGTTAACGGAACCGCGGTCACCATCAACTCGGACAACTTTGGCGGAGCCGGTTCTAGCACGGACTGGAACATCGGGGTTGCTGGAGATAAGGGAACAACCGGAACCAATGGAACCAACGGAACCAACGGAACCAACGGAACCAACGGCACCAACGGCACCAATGGAATTGACGCCGTAAATCCGGACGGAATCTCGTGGGAATTCTTCGACGACTACTCGGCCGGCGCAATCTCGACTTTCGATAAAGGGTTCGGGTGGTCCGCAAATGGAAACGGGTCCGGAGCCTCAATCGTCTCGCGAGCTATCGCAAACGGAAAAACGGAGAATCGGTTGCTCCTTTCTACGGGAGAATATGCCCGAAAGTTCTATTTTGGGAGTGAATGGCATCGCCTTAGGATTGTCCTAATCCTACGAGCGGTTGGTGCCGCCAGTTTCCCGGCAAATGGAAAGGTCGGGCTGTCTAACGGGAGCACTCTGGCCAACACCGTGGGTAGCGCAACCTGCAACAACTTTATTGGGCTGTTCTTTGACCCCGCAGGCCCCACAACTTGGACCTTTGTTACAGGAACAAAAACGAAGTTCTTTTCCCAGTCTGTGAGCACTCGATTCTTGACGAGGCGAGTCGCGGCAAACACAGACCAGGGTGGAGGGGCGGGTTCTGACGGTCGTCGATACGCCTCTGACGAGGCTCTCAGAACGGTGATGGTTATTGACGTGACCAGACCCGTCTTTGCCACGGCGGCAACCTCCGTAACGTATACCTGGGGGATGCGAACTACCAATGTCACCAACGCCGAATTCTCCCTGTCAAAAAATGCTTTGCAGACGCTACTTAAAAGTGGGGCGAGCGGAACCTTGGCGGGAGACGACGAATTAGCATCGGTATCGGGCTCTGCCGGCGGGACGGTTACCAATGCCTTTGCTTTTGATGAAAGCACGGGAGCCTTCGATTCCTTGAATCTCCGATGGGACGCTTCCACCGATATAGAATTCTCCGCCATTGGAGTAAGAAAAGTCTACTAAAAAATTTATGCCAACCTATCCTATCGACCTCGGAAAATCAATGGGCTCCCCGAGCAGCCCACCCTCCGTCAATACACCGGACAAGAAGGAGAAATACTATCCGTGCCTGTATCTCGACTGGGACGACAAGTATGACCTTCCCGATGAGGGTGTGATGGAAGTCCGATTCAAAAAGAAATCTGAGACGAATCGAAGCTCCGACGGCAAGACCTCTCAATCGGTCGAACTCGAAATCCAGGAGATTCTCGATGTCGAACCCACCGGAGTAGTGGAGGAAGAGTCTGGAGGCCGAGCCCTTGACCGTTACCGCAGTGAGGGCAAGTAATCATGTTTCTTGTAAAGGAGATTTTCACGGAAGCGCGTAAGATTTTCCGGGGCTGCGATGAGACGCTGCTCTTTGAGAAAATTGGCGACGCCGTTGAACTGCTCGCGAACAAGGGCGAAGTTGACCCACTCGTGGGCTATCTCGACATCTGTGCCGACAGCTCGCAATGCCTCACGCTCCCGCGTGAAGTCGAGACCATCCTTGCTTTGAACTTGGACGGTCACCCGACAATGGGAATCAACCCGCTACATACGTTCCACCTGAACGGACCGGGAGACTTTTTGACGGTGTGGAAATCCTGGACCGATGTCGGAAATTTCCCTACCTATCGAGACCTTCCCTGTCCCGGAAAGCTAGTGGCGTATCTCGACAGCGAGGAAGACCAAGGCAAGGAACTCCGCGTGTTCGGATTCGACGACCAGAACCGCCCCCTCCGGACTCAAGTTGGGAACGTGTGGAGTGACGGCTATCTCGTCCCCACGATTTTTGGGTTTGCTCTCCCGGATGCAAACGCCCCAATCATTTCCCGCATCACGCACGTCATCAAAGCAAACACGGTTGGAGACATCCGATTGTCCAGCTTTGATAACTCCGCGACCGTCAACAGCACGACCGGAACCCTCCTGGGAATCTATGAGCCGAACGAAACGAAGCCACTATACCGTCGTATCAAGCTTTGGCGGAATGCCTGTTGGGTTCGCATCTGTTACCGCAAGCGGACCTATCGAATCTTCAGCCAATACGACCGAATTCTTTTGCATTCACGACTGGCGCTCATCCTGGCAATGCGGGCAATTCGTTTCTACGATGACACCGACATTTCCAACGCGACCACTTACGAAGCACACGCGGTCCGCATCTTAACCGAAAAAGAAGCGGCACTTGAGGGACCCGCCTTGACTCCGATTCAGGTGAATGACCGGAACAGCATCAAAAACGCAGGCTTCGATGAGGTGGAGTAATGGCTACCGCAGTTTTCATTGAAGACGGAGACGTTTCGTTCGAGGTTGGGATGGATTCCAACTCTCACCCGATTAAACTTCCCGCCGGAAAGTATGCGCGCGGCGAGAACGTCGTAAATCGTGGTGGCATTGTCCAGACTCGTCCGGGCTACCGGTGCTTGATGGCGCTTCCCGACGGCCGGCTACAGGGGTTCTCGTTGTTCCAGCCCAAGATTGGGCCGGAGCTTTTCCTTTTCGTGGTGGAAGGTTTCCTTTACGTCGCCGCGTTTCCATTCAATACCTTTCAGCGCGTTCAAAATGTCGCCTTCCTTCCGGAAGCGCGGCAGGCCTATTTCGCCCAAGTAGAGCAGGCGGTTCAAAGCAACCCCGACGGAACTCTCACTCTCATCACCCCGAAGAACCTTCTCGTGATTCAAGACGGTGGATTCACGGCCCCGGTAATCTTTGACGGAACCCGAGGCGTGCATCAGAAGGGAACTGGAGCCATCCCCGTCGGGGGCCCAATGCGATGGGTCGGCGACCGACTCTGGGTGGCCCGAGGAGCAGAACTTTTTGCGTCGGACATCAATAATCCAACCTCCTTTATCGAGGACGTGTATCTAGCGACCGTTCGAGCCTTCGTGTTGCCTTCTGAAATCACGGCCCTCGCGCGCAATCCGACTATTGAGTTTGCACAGCTCATCGTCTACACCAATGAGACGACTTCCTTGATTCAGGCCGGTATCCGTGACCGAACCCAATGGCCCATAACTCCGAACATGCAGCAAGAAATCTTCCCGAAGATTGGATGCAAAAGCCAACGCTCGGTAATCGACCAACAGGGCATGCTTTGGTGGTTTTCGAGCCTTGGCTACGTGTCACTCGATTCCGCGACTCACGCAAAGCTGACCTCGAAGCTGCCCTATCGCGATTCCGAGATGCAGGATAGCAAATCCCGATTGTCAGAGGACCTGACGGGCATAGCCGCCGGCACCTTTGAGAATTACATCCTTCTCAGCGTCCCCTACGCAGACAAGTTCAACCGACACACTTGGGTTATGGATAACTCGGTTCGGCAGAACTACACCGAGGATACTCCGCCGACATGGAACAGCTATTGGACAGGAACTCGTCCGGTTGAATGGGTCAACGCCCAGATTCAGGGCAAGGAACGGATGTTCTATATCTCCCCGGACTTCGACGGTGTGAATCGACTCTGGGAGGCCTTTGTTCCCGACCGCAAAGACGAACTCTGTCCGATTGCTTGGTGGTTCGAGACCCGCGGCTATTTCGGTCCTCCCGCAATGGTTGTGACCCGGAAAACCTTTCGGTATGCTGACGTGTATCTTTCGGAAATGGCCGGGGACATTGACATTGGTGTTTTCTGGGCGGGCACCCGCCGGGGGAAGTATAAGAAGATTCTCGACAAGCGATACAAAGCCACTGAGGGCTGCTTCCGTCCGGACACGGTGATTACCATGAACTCGAAAATTTTCGCGTTCAAGAAGCAGTCCCGCGTGGTCCGAACCCAGGACGCCAAGGACAAGGCTGTCATGGAAACTCAAAGCTCTTGCGGCGTTGAATCTCCGTGGGAAGAGTTTTTCGACGAAAGCTTTCAACTCCTAATCTGCGGTTCCGGCCCCTGCGCGGTAGACATGTTGAAAGTGGTTTTTGAGCCCTCTGTCTCTCGGGACAACCTGGAGAGAACAGACACCTGTGAAGATGAGTTGGAAGAAAACGTGGTTCGTTTCGACGGGGCCGCTTCGGAGTCCGACATTGAGGCCGAGGCTTGGAAAGAGCTTTCCGACGATGTCCTAGAATTCACCTCGCTTCGCTCCACCTCTTTGACCTCTCGTGGGTTCTCTGAAGTCGGAGTGGGCGAGGGACGCAGCATCATAAGCCAAGAAGACGCGGACAAGGTTGCCCTGCGGGTGGCTGTCCGCAAGGCCGCCTCCAAGTTGGAGGTGGACCTCCCGAAAATCGTAAGTCTCGGGGAGGCCGCCAATGAGTGACACGACCTTCATATATTCTTTGAGTGACCCAGACACCGGGAAAATTAGATACGTTGGGAAGGCGGATAAACCAAAGGAGAGATTGTGGGAACATCTTAAGGTCAAAGGCACCTTCCATCGGGCAACCTGGATTCAGAGTTTGCTTAAAGCCGGTAGGCGTC